TCCTACTCTCCAGCAATCTCTGCTGCTGTATACGACAAGATGACTGCTCTGGAAGAGGTTGTTGCTTCGCAAGCTGTAGCAGCTCTGCCAAACTTCAGCAACCCAGCAGAAGCTGCACGTGCATGGCAATGTCTTTCAATGCATGTCGCACACTTAAATGTGTCAGGTTAAAACAGGGTGTAGCCCTTATAAAACGTGACCTGTAGGCATGCGGAGAGGATTAGAATCTCTCCTATAGCAGCAGTGTTTGTTTTGATTGCTTCGCATACGAGAAAGCCCCGACGCAAGGTCAGGGCTTCTAGTTCGTTTCAATATCAGAAAGGCGTATCGCTGTATTGGTTCATTGGGATAGAAACAACAGCACCACGAGTCATGTTGAAGTCTTCGATAGTTACAGCAGCACGAGCAGGAGCAACAACAGACGCTTTGAATGCAGCAAGAGAAGTGATGTTAGCTTGAGCGTAGCCACGAACATTAGCGACGTACTGAAGAGAGTCAACATGGTAGTTAGCATTACCAGCATAACCAACTTCGTAAGAGACGTAACGGTATTCAGTGTTTTCAGCGATTACCATTTCTAGTGTGTCGCCCATAACAGCAATCGACTTACCGTGCAGCACGTCAAACAACATCTGTGCATGATGCTCGGTAAACAGACTGGAATTCTTCTGAGAGGTGATAGCGTCTTCAAATGCGTATGCGTAGACAGCGAGTTCAGGACGAACTTCAGAGAGGCGGGTCAGTTCACGAGACATCACAACTTCAACACGAGAAGCTTCACAAGCGAAGTAGCCGCTAGCGTCTTTACCAGTCATCAGAGTCTTGATGTTCTGGAGTGCCTTGGTCTTGAGGGTTTCAATCATTTCAACGTTAGGAAGGGCTGCGACGTGTTCAGGGTTGCTTTCGTCGTAGTGGTTGGCGATCCACTGTGTTAGCTGGCAACGTTGGGCAGGCTTGATCTTGCACGCCTTGATTGTTTCTACGATGGTTGCCTTGCCGATGTAGGCGAGAACACGAGTAACAACTTCAGATTCTTGCTCAATCTCTTTGTTCACTGCGTGCTTTGTGTCGAGGGTGGCACGGCTGATAGAGGCACCGTGACCAAAGTATTTTGTTCCGTGAGAGCGGTTCAAGGTTTTAGGGGCAGAGACAAGGTTGTCAGCGAACAGAAGACCGATGAAGGCGTGACCTTTAACCGGGGCAATGTGAGACAGCTCGTAGTCGTTACGGTCGCCGTAGCCGTTGTAACGCATGTTCGCCTTGTAGAGTTCGTGTAGAGCAGAGAGGGTTTCAACGGTGTGACCACGTAGGATTTCCAGCGTACCAGCACGCATACACTCGCGGGCCAGGTAGTAGAAGAATGCACATTTCATTGCCTTTGCCATTGGGTCAACTTTGACCTTGGCGTTGGCGCCAGCCTGTTTGCATTCACGAGAGCAGAACTTTGCTGTCTTTACAGAAGTGGTGAAACGTTTTTTACAGTGCTTGCAAGTCGGGCGACGTGTAGCAGAAGTTTTAACAACGGTTTTGGTTTGGGATGTCATGCTGAATAGCTCCTTGATGGATGGCTTGGGATTTGGTGTTTTGAGTTGGGTTTATAGCGGGGGATGTTGCTTTGTAGATTGCTTTACAGGCACTAGAACAAGTGGCTGTCAGCTTTAATCGGGTGAAGCTGTGACCGCATACCTTGCAGATACACGTCTGAGCAGCACCAGCACGTTTAGAAACGCGGGACATAGAAGTACCTCCATTGAGAAATGGTTGTTTAGTTTGTTTGGGTTGGGGTGTAGCAGAGGGTGTAGCTAGTGTTGCGATGAAAAGGAAACAATTGCTGTTCCCCTACATGTATATATTACCATGGAACCCTTAGTTGTAAACCCCTCCAAGGGACAATTAATCAATATCTATGCCAGATATATACTAATGCCGACGAACGGTAGTGGTTACTGTAAGTCGGCTAAGCTCGTTAGTCATAGTATTGTGAGTATCCAGACTCTGAAGGATCACGCCGTAGTGTTGCTCGTGGTTCAACTGGCGGCCTAGACTGTTTATTCAACGCCCATTGCTCACGAGTTGTTAATCTTGGCGTTCCATCCTGCGTGTCTTCTTGCGGGCGTTCTGATGCGTCAAAGCTTATATTCAGAGCTTCTATAAGCTCCATAGCGATGCGTACACGCTCCTGTAAGGTGATTGCACTAGCGTGAATGCCGAGAACTGCTAGCACACCTTGTAGAGCGCCATGGGGGTCATAGATGTTATGAGAGTTGCTATAAGGGCTATTCATGTTAACTCACTGTCTGGCGTGCGTCGGGTCTTAGAGTCTGCACAAGACTCCACTTGAATACGCACGGAGCAGAACAGAACTTACCTTCAATAACGCTAGCACCTAGACGACGGGTGCAACATTGGCAGTTTTTCATTTCTTGGATTCCTTTTGTGGTGGGGTGTATTGGTGTTGTTCTTCAACCTTGAATCAAGGCTTAGCCTCTTTGGGCTTTTCGGTGTTTGGTCTTGGCTTGTAGATAATGGAAGTTGGTTCTGTTCTGGTCTGAGTTCCGAAGTTTGGAGCCTCTACCTTGACGTTGACGTTTCCAATCTCCATACGGGAATGGTCATTGATCGTTGTGTTGCTAACCTTTCCAATATTCACTTGAGCCCTACTTACATCGCGTAGCACGGTTGCTGTTTCCTGCTGATAGTCTTGAAGCTGTTTGCGACTGAGCAAAGCCTGCTGAGTAATCTTGTAATCAGCCTCTTGTCTCACAGTCTCAATCTGTTGAGCAGTGCAGGAGTGTTGAACGAGCATGAGAAATGTAAGAACCAACATTCCGAAGTGTTTACGAAACCAACGGCTACAGGCCGCTAGAATCTCTGACAGACTTCGCATGGTCCTAGGTTCCTTTCTGTGGTGGGTGAGCCTTTCGGCTATATTGAATGTGCTTTGATATACACGATTGAAGGCTCTATGTGAGCCTGTACGGCGTGAGGACTGGCCAAAGGGCCAACCCCTTAGACGTTAGGGGAGGCGGAGCTTGTACGAGCTTGGCGGGGCTTAGCTTTCGTTTGAACAGCAGAGCCAGAGTAAGAACGTGTGCGTGGGATTGGCTGGTACATCATTTCAATACTTTGCATGTAGGACTTGAAACGAACAGGGCCACCGCCACTGTGAAGCTGTTCAGCTCGTGTGAAGTGGCTACTACGATCACACAGGCGATTGGCGATGATTTCCAATACCCTTGCGTCACCAGAGAAAGCGGCAACGATACCGATGGACGTGTTAAGCCAAAAGTAACGGAACTTGTAGGCTTCAGAACCTAGGCGAATCTTGAGGACTTTCTTCAGGTCGTAGAAGATTTCAGAAATATCTTTGCAGCCTACCAAACGATAAGCAGCGTATTTGTCTAGGGTTGGGTCAGCGACTGCATTGATGTAATCGGGTAGTGCTCTTGCTTTGGACATTGAATGTCTCCTTGAATTTGGGGGTGGGGGAAATTTTTCCCAGACCAAAAGAAAAGGCTCAGAGTTGTTAAGCCCTGAGCCTTGATAGAGTTGGGCGTGTTGCTGTGTTAGATGGTTGAAGCTCTGAGAGCATTACGAATCGCCAGAGCGGTTAGACGCTCGTGTTGGGCAACTGTCATAAGCTCTTCAGGATTGATTCCGGGGATGTCAGGCATGAAACCAGCTTCCTTGTATTCCATCACCAGAGTATCAGCTGCATTAGCAATATTTTGGATTGCCGAGATTTTGTAAATGATGGAATGGGAAGTGTGATTCACGCGTTCATATCCTTATGTCAGATTGCTTCGAGAATGTTGGTAGTGTATTGCACTGTAGCTTCTAGAAGATCAAGTAAACCGTCACGCTGTTCTGTCAACAGGCTTACTTCATCTGCCAGTTCTTGCACACGAGCAGACAGAGCTGCGTTCTGTGCAATGTAAATGGCTAGGTCAGAAATGTTTTCCATTATGCTGCGTCCTCCACGTCGTAGACGTAATAGAGTTTGAAGAACTCGGGAACTACAGAAGATTCTAGTGTAATAGAAGAGGCTACCGCGATGTTCACAGGCATTAGCTCAAAGTGCCCACTCAGGCCGACAGACTCTAGTGTTGTATCTGCAAGCATTGGGAATTGAGACACTAGAGCGTATCCCAAGATAACTGGTGTTTGATCTTCTAGGCGGATATCCATAAGCCACTGTGTGGCTCGTTCGTTCCAGTAGAATTTGAACTGAAGAGAAACGGTTTCAAGGGATGCACTGTAGCGATAGCTCAAGTCAGAGTGCAAAGGCAGTTGAACGAATACGGTACTCATGCTGCGTCACCAACAACGAGATTTGTAATCTCGCCTTTGATTACACGAATGTCACTACTCATGCCGTGGGCAATGGCGATGTTTTGGAGTGCCGCCTTGTTGACTTCGTATTGAATAACAGGGCCGATTTCTTTCATAAGCTCTTCTACAGTTCTGGCAGAGGTTACGGTGATTTCAATAACTGGAGTGTCTTGGATTGTCATGTTCATATTTTCCTTGTGTTCTGTGAGGGCTCTATGCGAGCCCATTCAACTTGTATTATTTCAGGCCGTGAGCTGTACGGATGTCGCGTTCAATGCGGGCACGTTGAGCAGCTTTAGCAGCTTGTTCAGCGGCAGCTTCTTCTGCAATCTGTTTGGCGACAGCAGCTTGAATTTCAGCTTCGATTTGCACAGTGGCAGCCTTCAACATCTTGGATTTCAACTCAGCTTCAGCCTCTGCTTGAATAATCTTCAGTGCTTCGGTGACTAAAGCTTCAGGTTTTGTAAGAACGATGATTTGCACAACACCAACAGACTGTGTAACCACTTCAGACAGCGTATAACCTTCAGACAGCTTAACGGCAAGGTCACGAACCATTGCATCAACGTAAGGATATGTGAAGCTTTCAAGAGCGCCCATGAAACGTTTACGTGGGTAATCGCCACGAGCGTTTGGCTCAGCACTATAGTCTTCGCTAATACCGTCTAGACGGTTGAGGTATGCAAACGTTGCAGCGTCTTTAGCTTCTTGGATTTGGGCTTTGGTTGGAACGGATTGGATAGTCATTTGATTTGATTCCTTATATGAGAGTGGGTTTGTTAAAACGAGATTAGTAAAATGAATGCTGTAGCCATGAAGAAGGTTTCCATTAGATAATGTCCTCATACAAATCAGCGTAAGGGTTTTCGTCTTCTTCATCTGGGAGAAGACCTAGGCACTCGACATCTTCAGCTTCAAGAAACTTTTGCACGTCGAGAGTGTTTATGTAAGCTTGCATAAAAGCCATTACTTCAGCATCCATCAACGTGTGCCTCTGAATAGAGCGATGAGGGACGGAACGCCATAAGCGAACAGACCGATGGATACAGCACATGCAATCATTAGTGCGAATGTGATCATTGTTTTTATTACCTTATATTGAGAGAGGGCGTGACTGCTGTCACATTGTGTTGCGAGGTATACCAAAAGTGTGCAGGTTGAGAGTCGAGACAAAACAAAGGGGCCAATCTCTCAGCCCCTTCATACCCGCTCTCATTGGTATTAGTGTTGAACTGGCGCTTCCGATATCGGGGCCATGCTCTGAAGTAGTTCCGGTTCGACTCTCTCCCGGACGAGAGTTTATGCACACCAGAGAACAACCACGCACCTAGTATGTAAGTCTGCTTGTATCTGCCACACTACAAGCGAAGCGTGAGGAAACCTCAACCCATGGAGGGAGTTGATGTTTTGGCGTGGAAATAGAAGCCCTGTTTCGACCAGACACTACAGGGGGAGCGGGGAAGAGGTTGCACGGCTTCGCGGGCCAATGACCTTTGGTCTTTCAGTTGTGACAATCGCTAAATGGTGACAACAGAATTGAGAATATAACCCGGTGTCTGTCTAGCTACCGGGGGGAGCTTAAGGAAGGCCATGAATGAGCCTGACAGAAGACAATAGTGTGTAACCGAGAAGAGACAACTATTGAAGGGGAAATTAGTGTTAGAGTTTTATGTAATCTTTTACTCTACCTTATAGACTATTGTACCATGAAACCCTTACTTGTCAACACTATTGAGTGTTAATTGCAAATCATTTATTTATAAAATGATGAGAGTAGTTTGTAATATTACTTGCATGGGTAGGCGCTGTGCAGTGCGTTTATAGTTAGTAGTGTTCGATTTTCATGCAAGTCTTTTGGGTGCTCGTTAAGATACTTCAACACAATACGCACAGATTGCCCATTGGTCCCTCCTGATTTCGGGAAGCAGGTTTGAGAACTTTTGGGGAGCTGATTATTGTAGTTGATCATCGTATCCCTTACGCCTTCTATGTGTGCCAAGCATTCTCCAAACATCATGCCTTCAAGGACATTCTTAGCACCTGCACCTCTCTCATATATCATCAGTGCTTTGGTACACATTTCAAGCTGCTCATTTCCGCTAGTTTCATCAGCCCTAGCTTCAACAACGCATACGCCAACAAGCACACCAAACAACGCCGTCCATGCATTCATGATGGTTTCCTCAGATTCTGGTCAGTTGATGTTAGCTCAACTACACATCGCGGCAATCTGCCATCCCGGTGAGTTTCTTCTGCTAGGCTCGAATCAGGCTGGCATCGTTTGGCCACTAGAAGGAGAGGTGCGAGATGTTTTATCACGTAGTTTTCAGTGTATGTGCTTCGATTATGGGCATGCCAGCGGCATGCGAGTCAGAGAGGCTGATCGACACAATGTACTCAAGTTTGGTCAGTTGCTACTCTGCTGCTAGCACGGTTGAGAAGACGACTGTCGAGAATCTCAATGCGGAGGCACAAACCCTTGGTATCGGGGTATCTAACATTCAAGTTAAGACTCAATGCCTCACCACGAGAGAGGGAGAGGCGTTCCTGAAGAAATGGGGGCCATCCGCTCTGGTGATTACCGGGAAGAAATACGACTAGCCTCTATCAGTTAGGCTGTTCCTGTCGCTTGCTGTGGTCGCCGTACTGGTAGCCCATGCGTGCGGTTTTCCTCTCACTCTCACGTCTATACATATCGCTCAATGTCCAACGTAGACGCTCGTGCTCCAGCTTCAGAGCTGCAAGCTCTTTAGAGTTGTCTCGGTACATCACGATCAACCCGGCAATGTTCCTGTGCGCCTTGCGTAAATCACGACGAGTCGTCTCTAGCTCAGCTTCTAACAGACAGTTGTAGTGCTGAAGCATTTCGGCATGCGTTGGCATTCCAAGTTCAAAGCCCATGTCGTCTATCAAATCGTCTTTCATCGCGTCATACCGAATACTGTATGTGCATACAGTATATCTGGGCTCGCCAAGCTTCAAGAGTTGTGTCCTTCAGATGGGCCGTTTCGGTTGGCTTTCAGACGAACGACTCAGCTAACATCCGCGACATTGGGCAGGTACAGGTGAAGACATGCAGACGGACAACGCAAAGCAGGGCTCTGGATTGAAGCTGATCAAAACGATAGGGAAATGGGCACTTGTACCCGGCTTGGGGGTTCCCGCCACAAAGCTGGCGGAGAGTTATTACGACGTGTCGTTTTTCAGCTCATCAATGGCTGCGATTGGGGGCTGGATGCTGAGCGTGGGCACTTGGCTAAGCCAGTCCTTCCCGATGCAGCTATGGGTGCTTGTCGCAGTCACAGTCGGTATGGGATTCATAGCGGCAACTGGAATCTGGGGGATCTACGAAGCGAACACAGAACTGAAAGCCACCAAGACGGAACTGAGTAAGGCATATGCGAAAGCGAGAGACGCCAACGTTGAGCTGAACTCTGTAGATGCAAAGCTGAACGCGGCCAACAAAGAGTTGAGTGCTGCCAATTCAAAACTGATCGCCACTCGGAACAAGCTGGACACCGCCCAAATGGAGCTGGTTATTGCCCAAGCGACGATTGCTGATCTACGGACTCCAAAGGAACAGTCCCTTAGTGAGCACCAACGCATAGTCCTTGCTGCAATCATGTATTACGACAACTCCGGCGAGAAGTGTTATGTGTCAGACCTCTGTGGAAGGATCAAATTTACGAAGGTTCAAGCGGAGGGTGCCGTTGATGTGCTGGTGAAACGTAAGCTTGTTCAGGAGTACTACGTCAACGGTTACAGGATTGTTTCTTTGTCTCCAGACGGTCGTGAGTACGTACTTCACCCAGATTTCGACATGTCTCATTTGCCAATTTGAACGAGGCGTCAGGCCGAGGGCGTCTGGTGGCACCGTGAATCTACGATGTACTGGACCTTTGAAATGCTCAGATCGTCCCATACTGATAAACGAAAGCCCGCCCCGCAAGCGGGCTTTTCTGCCTCTATAACTTGGATGACGTCTTCAATTGACTGCCTGTTACGTGGTCTGTAGGATAATCACAGCATTGCTGCATGTTGGGTGAAGAATGCGGCAATGTATATAAGAGTGGTAGACTCCGTCTACGCTCGGTCCCGCTATAAAACACTGGGGTTTCACGATGTCCAAGGCCATTTCCTATATACGCTTCTCGACTGGTAAGCAGGCGAAGGGTAGCAGCCATGAACGGCAACAATCCATGCTTGCGAGCTGGCTCACGGCCAACCCTGACTTCACCCTGTCGAGTGAGAGCTTTAAGGACTTGGGTATCTCGGGTTTCAGCGGGGATCACCTCAAGAGCGGCTTTGGCTTGCTCCTAGCGGCTATCGAAAATGGAAGCATACAACCGGGCGATGTCATCCTGATTGAAGCGATGGATCGAATCGGGCGTCTTGAACCTATGGAAATGTTGCCGCTCCTGTCTCGCATTGTGAGCAGTGGCGTAGACATCGTTACCCTAGATGATGGCATCAGATACAACCGCGAATCTGCAAACAGTAATCATCTGTTTCTACTCGTGGCGAAGGTTCAACAGGCTCACCAATATTCAGACACTCTCAGCCGTCGCATGAAGGCTAGCTATTCCTCTAGGAAGAAGGCAGCGGCTGAAGGAGTGGTTCCTAAAAGGAACACCCCCGTTTGGCTCACATCTGAAGGTGAATTGATTCCAGAGATTGCACCATTGGTAAAACAAGCATTTGAAGACTACGCGGCTGGCCTAGGCGAAAGAAGAATCTTTGAACGCATCTTCGAAGGGAACGATAACCCCCTGTTAGCTCGCATGGCACCTAGCACCGTGAAACGTTGGATGAACAACCGCACAGCTATAGGGGAGTGGAACGGGATTCCCAGCGTGTACCCGGCTGTAATCGAACCTGAGCTGTTCTACCGCGTACAGAAGAGAATGGAAGAGAAGTTCAGTCCTAGAGGGCTGCCAACCAAACACCGCTTTACTGGTCTTGTTGTGTGTGCTGAATGCGGGAAAAACTTCAACACAAAGTTCTTTCGTTCAAGTGGACAGACGTCTATGGAATGTTCCAGTAGAGCCCGACGTGGGGCTACAGGCTGTTCTAATAATCGTTCTATCCCTGAGCCTATCATTGACCTAGCTTTTCGTCTGACGAACGCTAAACACATCCTGAAGGCTCTTGAAGGTCAGCAGCTCACAGCTTCACAGAAGCGTGACATGGAGCTTGAAGGTGAGATTGGAGAAGTGTCTAAGAAAATCACTCGTGTTGTAGCTGCGATTACAACTCTTGACGACGACAATGAAGACCTGTTGCAAATGCTGACTACATTGCGTGATGAACGTAGAGTGTTACAAGCAGAGAAAGACGGGCTTGTTACTAGCGAGTCAGCAAGCATTATGGATAAGATGAAGAATATGTCTGACTTCACCAAAGACCCAATGAAGGCTAACGCACTCCTACAGAGTGTCGGCTATCAGCTTGTGTGTCACGCAGACGGACGTGTGATATTTGAGAATGAAGTGTTCATGTATGAAGGTTGGGGAAGAGCTGAAGACGTTCATAAAGTTGTGTTGCCTGATGGGAAGCTTGTCAAGCTCCCAATCCAGCGGGAAGGGAAGACTCCAAAGAGTAAGCCTATAGACGTCTCGCAACTTGGTAAGCTTGATCTTTCAAAAGTCACTATCAAGACTGGCAAATCTTGATAAATATGTCAGGTAAAAAGTGACTCTAGGCCACGTCCCGTGTGGCTTGTAGCGGTTCCATGCGGATTAGTTCCTATCCTACTGGCAGAGTAGAAACTTTTCACTGTAACTGGTGGCGATTAGCTCTCAGGTGTTGCTGCCTTTGACTTTTGCTCTGCCAATTCTGAATTTCTTTTCCGGCGAGCCAATACGAATTCTTTTCCCTTCAGTGTGAGGCATGGCGTACCTAAGCTCGACGACGAGGACACGCCAGCTGAATGCGAAAACTGCACATAGCCTTTCTCGGCCAGCCGCTCTATGACAACTTCAAGTTCCAACGGTTTTAAACCAGTGCCAGACCCTAAGCCTAACCCCAAAGATGACAGGCTGGGCGGTAAACCGCTTGCTGCCAAATTCGCTATGTTCATTAAAACCATGACCTGCGAGCGATTAAGATCGGTTGGGGCTGGGTTGCGAAGTTGATGAAGTGTTTGCTCAGCTGCATTTAGCTCGCTATAGGCACCGTCAGTGGTGCAGTAGTAGTAAATCGCGACAGACAGCGTGCTGATTAAAACCACGATAATCATTAGCAGCGACCAATTTGGCATCGGTGTGTCTAACAGAAGCCAGCTCCACGCACGCAACAGCCAACCCTTAGCGTCTTGCAGGAGTGTTGTATCGAAGTAAGTGTCTAGTAGCTTCGTGGCGCCCCATGCGACAAGGAAGCCACCACCCGAAAGCACCATCGTCTTAATCGAAAAAGGGGAATGCTTACCTTCCGTTGCCATGCTGCGTGTCTCCAATGTGGGAAACCGATCTTATCAGCATTGCACGCGGAAAGTGGCACTCTGGCATTAGCACGGGTGGTAGGGGGGTGAGGTGGGCGGCAAGGCGTCTGAGATGTCGCAGGAGCGGCTTTAAGCACAAGTACAAGTCAGCCATAGCTATATCAGACTAGCACCGCTCAGAACGCACTACAGGGCTTCTAGGCACAAAAGTGAGAAGGGCAGAGCTGCTACGCGGGAAAGCGTGAGCTTTAAAGTGATACCTTCTGAGCTAGTAACCCTATAATTTTCTGAGCTAGTAACCCTATAATTTATAAGGTAATACTATTAAATACTATATTAGTAATACCATTTGGAGAGAATACCTACTTCTAGAGTAATACTAATATGAGAAGGATTCTCAATAACCTATAAAGAGCTTTTAGGGTATCCCAGAGTCCTGCTTTGTCAATAGGTGATATAAGAAATATTTCTATACGTGCTAGCACACCTGTCGTGTATGTCAACAACGGATTGACCTTGAGTATACAATTGTGTAGAATGAGTTACACAATAACAACACACAGGGAGTTACAAACATGAAACACAGGATCAAGAAAATTCTACTAGCTGTCGCAGGCGTTATAGTCATTGCGTTTGCTGCCTATCAGATAGAGCAATCGAGTATTGCTACAGCTACAACGGGCTATGGTCGTGATGGAGCTGTGTCGCAAGTGACAACGTGCAAGGCTTACATCTACAACTGCTCACGCAAGGTTGATTACAACGTTGAGAATCTACAGGCGTGCTTGTTCACCGCTGCTATTGCTCAGAAGTCGTTAGAGCGTCTTGCGGCACCTTGGTATGTGACAACGAGTGTAGAATGTGTAGCTGTCACTAAGGGAGCATAAGCACTGGCTATGGAAGTCTCTGTAACCTCCTGAGAAGCGATTTCGGGTGTTTCAAAGGTGCAAGGTAGGGGTGACTAGCTGTTAGGGTTTTAAGCCTCTCATGAGGGCTTTCCTTTGTTTGTGCTACATTCACACAACACATCATCGCGCACAGGAGCTTCACAATGACTGGCATAGCTAACGGCCCCGATATAGTCCGTCACGGACGCCGCAAGACCAACGAAAGCACCGCCAGCACTCCCAAGCAAGCCATCCAAGGGAGGCGTTACACACCAGAAGAGAAGGAAGCGATCATTGCTGAATTCAGTCGCTCAGGTAAAGCAATCACGACGTTCATTAAAGAGCGGGGCGGCAAGCCAGCCTACCAAGTCTTCAAGGGTTGGATTGAAGGTGGCACTATGCCTAAAGCTTCAGGTTCCAAGACTCCTAGTGCGCTTAGCACTGACTTCATGGCTGAGTTTGAAGCTGAGCAGGAAGCAGCTCGTAATGCTGCTCTGAAGCAGTTCCTCAACAAGAAGCGTAAGACGCTGGTTGATGCTCTGGCTGCATTGGATGCGGAGCTGGCGAAGCTGGAGCCTAAGCCCGAAGCTGAGGTGAAGGACGAATAAAGCTTGGTCCCGTGACTTCACGGGTGCTAGGACAGTCCCTGAGACTGCTCAAGAATCCCCGGATGCGCTTGCTGCCACAGACGTACATCTATAATGATGCTGGCTATATGACGCCACCTCTCAAGAAAGGACTCCGTATGAAGCTCTCTACCTCGTTGCTGTGCTTGCTCCCTCTGCTGGCCTCCTCCGCATTCGCTAGCGATTATCCTCAGAAGACACTCAAGCCCAATTCGGTAATCTGTTACGACTTCAGCGATTGGAGGGAAATGCTCGCCGCTTATACCGATGACGATGACGCGAGTGCTGATCGTTTGGTTTCTTCCGGCGCTTGCCGATTCATCACGAAGGCTACGAGAGTCAGCTACCTCGATCCTGCTGCTGGTGATACTGGGGCACTGATTCAGCTTCCGAGCGGTAAGACTGCTTACACTGCTGATGGATTTCTCAAGAACTGAGTGGCTTGATTAGAGGGCTTGTGCTTTGGGCGTCAGCTTGCAAGCGTGCGTCAGACAAGCCCTTTCTATACAGATTTCAAATCCGCCGCCGGGAGAGAAACACCGCTTCTGAGTGAATTCCCTTTTTCGCCGCCAAAAATAAGGGAGCACTTCGAAGTGTTCTGTGTGTGCCAGCCAGAAAATAATGACTGGCGTCATCCGGCATAGCCGGTAATCACTAGTGTATTCCTACACTGAAACTACCCCGCCCAAATTTTTTATGGACACTTTCACACAGAGGGGGGGTGGCCCATCCTCAGAATCGTCTGGACTGTGGGGGTCATTCTGGAAACGGCTTTCTGGCTACACTCACTTAGCAAGACAGAAGGGGCCAAATATAAAAGCTGCGGGAAACAGAAATAACACTAGGCCGCCCTGAGAGCTTGCAGGAGTCGTGTTAGTTCAAAGATGCTCTCTCATGCAGCATCAACGTTTAAACGCTTCAGAACGCGGCTCACCTGCATAGAAGACCACTCTCCACCTTGGGCTGTGAAGACCTTACGATCATTCATGAACTCAGCAATAGCATTGAGTGTGCTGTGTCCCTTGCTCTGTGCTAGGGCAATGGTTGCCTCCACCGTGATAGCGAAGGCATTGGCCTTGTCACTACGTGCTGCACGAGCTGTAGCTAGGGCCAGGTTCTTAGAGCCTTCAGGCTTCACAGCAGAACGATTAGCGATCTTCTGAATACTCTCCACACATCCAGCGTTAGCACGTTCCTTGAGGGCTTGTAGAGCCTCCTTGGTGCGTTGACTAATGAAGGCTCGTTCCTGCTCAGCCAGAGCTGCAAACAAGTGAAGTTGAAAGTTGTCAGCTTGGGGCATGGTCGCCACCTTGAGAGACACACGTTTCATCAAGGATGCGATGTGTTCAACGTCACGGCTCAAGCGATCCAGCTTAGCCACTACGACAGGCAGGGGCTCACCTTGAGCATTCCGATGAGCCAGTGCCTTAGCACACTCAGGACGCTCTAGGGGAGCGATGGAGCCGCTTACAGTCTCAATGTACTCAGCCACCACTTCCCAACCATGAGTCTTGCAGGCTGTCTCTACGTAAGCCTTCTGTGCTTCAAGACCTAGACCACTCTCACCTTGAGCACGAGTAGAAACACGGTAGTAGGCTACAAGCTTCATGAGTGAGTCCTTCATAACGTTGTGTGTGAAGCATTCTACATGAAGTCATAACACACTGCGACGTCCGTCTACACAATGTTATGGGTTGTGTGTTGAGTATTAACATTCAGACATTGCACGCATCGTCAATACCTTTACTTTCTAGAACCTTTCACCCTATACGCACTCAATCGTGCGGAATGCGTCACCTAAACCAAGCTACAGGCCACGTTACACAAGGGTTTGAGTGATATTGCGGGGATTAGAATCTCCCCTAGAGCGAGTGCGAGACAGCAAATTGAAGGGATTGGTGTAAAGACCTGAAAGGGCTACTGGCGTGCTTCAATAACCATTTGTCGGATGTATGTAATATCCATTGACCTATGCGACTTGCCTTGACCTCGCATGCACATTTTATGAAAAAGTGAAGATGTTTATTGACTGAGAAAAGCACTTGCTTAACAGAAGAGGGGTAGAAGAGGGTAAATTGCGAGTGAAAAGGGGTGTGAGGGGTATTACATGCATTTTCAGTTAGTCAGTGGTGTTAGTAGTTGTCCCGCATTTGTAATACTCAAACCCTTATAAAGTATGATGTTCACACTTCTATATGTCCCATATAGTGGGATTCACTCAGTCACAAGGTTGTTCTATGAAACCTACGGTTTCGAGCTAGATAACCGATAGTTGTTATCAGGTTGTTAGCGTCTGTTTGAGTCATTGAGAAGGGCAATATTGTGTCGTTACCGACACAGAGTGAATACCTCCTGACTTGCAGTCAGCTAGGGACAATCCTTCTAGAGCTGATGGATGGATTAGTGAATCCATCAGCAACCTACTCAAGAGGAAACACTTAAAGAGGGATACTCTCAAAAGAGATACTCTCAAGGCTCACGCCTTACCCGTGCTAAACCTTGAACGTAGTTCAGGGGGGGTCAGGCTGTAAGCTGTCGCTTACCATGTGAAATATGTCAGTCGAAAACACCCTCTAGCCCTTGCGGGCTGTGGCTCTCAGCACTTCAGAGCGGATTACTTTGTATCCTAGAGGGGAGGGTGATTCCTTTGCGTGGTCACTGTGCAGGCGAATCGCTATAATCAGCACCAAATGTAAGCAGGATCGGGGAAATAGGGAATGAGTGGTAAATTCTTGGGAAGTGCTGGGGCACTGTTTACGGTTATCTTTGGTGTTGCTTTAGACAAGTACTGGGATACGGCTTTCGTTCAAGGGGTTGTTAAAGGCATTCTCAATCTGCCAGAAACTCTACAGCGGCCTATAGGGGTTCCGTTTTGGCTGGTGGTTGTAGCCTCACTTTTGCTTATTGGGATGCTCTTCAGGATTTGCTGGATTCTAGTTCAGCGTAAGTTTAAGCGTGAGGCGCCGGCTATAGACTATACAGCTGAGCATCTTAATCCTGGTCTGTTATATCCAGTGACCGATGAGCAGAAAAGATTATTGGCCTACCTAGGGTATGCGGTTAACACAGAGTCAAAAGCATCAACAACCTCAATGTATAGGGCGGTAGGGTTAAGCAGGATCAGCTTTGATCATGCATTTAATCAGCTCATGAAGAACTCTTTGATTCAATACAGGAACTATGCTAGCAGTGATGGAGTTGAGCTTTCTGCAAAAGGGAAAGAATACGTTATACAGAATGGCATCCCCACTGAAAGAAACGCTTTTGATAGCATGTAAATCCCAGACACAACAAAGCCCCGGCCATCGTTATAGATGTCGGGGCTTTCTCGTATTCAGACAGGGACAGGATGAAAGTGTCTGAATTCTATATGCACAGAAGCTGCTGTAAGGTGATTACACGGGCTTCAAAGTGCGAGTGTTGCCATTGCCTATATGAAAGGCTTCTAGCGTCTCCTGCGGGCTTGTAAGAGCTTCTAGGGGAATGCATGAAGGCTTGCATAGACGTTTGAATCTGTTAGCAGCGAACACTTTCAGACAGTGCTCACATGTGTTGATTCTCATTATGTGAATCCTCTTGAAAATGTTCGTTGATGTGTTCGATGTTGGTTAGGCTTTGCGTTTGGCTCTAGGCTTTGGAGCTGGAGCAACTTCAGCCACCTTTACAGGGAGTGGGAAACCAAAGCAGGCATAGAGCTGCATCTGAGATTGCTCTTCATTGAAGCCGCTCAACACAAGATCGAACAACTTACGTGTGGTGTTAGGAAACGCTAGCACGTAGTCAATGCCGTATGTCTTGGCGATGTAATGTCCACAAGCTTCAATATGATCTTCCTGAAGACTCAGAGCTTCATAAGCTACAGCCTTCTCCGGAGTTGGGATGTAATGCACTATTAATCTCCTGTGTTATTTAACGTAGCCATCGTTAAAGATGGAAGTGAGTATTGCACTGGGGGCAATCGTGTCTAGGAATGCCTGAGCTTCAATAGCCAGAGGGCCAAACCAGCCAGCACCACCAAGCACACTTAGATGTGTGGTGACTAGATGATTCTCAAGCTGTGTGATGATGTCGCCTTGACGGGATTGCAGAGAACGACAAGCTGTGAAGTTGATTGCAATGCTCAGGTTGCTGAAGGGCGGGATATATCCGAATGGGGTTGCGTCAGGATTTACTGTGTATCCACGGTAGAAATTTCGGTTCACTGTTTAGTTCCTTGTGTTATGACGTTAGTTGTTTGGATGAATCAATGACAAACTTGACAGAAGCAAGCATCTTGCCTGTGTCGTAAAGAGGATCATCAAAGCCTTTGCGTGCGATAGTGGATTTGCTGTTGTGTCCCGGATAATCATCAATAGTTGTTTTCATGATTTCAGTGAGTGTGTCACCTAGCTTATTGAGAGCATTCAGGGAAGCACCGTTAGCCTTGGCTACGGATTTGAATACGTCCTTCAACGCTGCTTTAATGCGTGCCTTGTTGAGCTTGTTCAAGAATGTGTCTTCCATGAATGGGCGTTCCGGGATGTCGTGTGTACCGTAGTTGTTCAGCATTGCCACTTGAGCAACTGACATACCATCGTCGTATACATCATCAAAGAACCCAACTTTCACGTCTCGTTTCTCAAGAGCTATCAACCTCTTCTTCAAAGAGTAGAGCCCTTTAAGGTCTAGTTTAATCATCTTGTTCTACTCCTACTGTCTTGCCAGCAATGCGGGTTAGCAGAAAGACAGCCTCCTGAAGTTGTCCTGTAATCTCTACAACTTCTTGTTGAGACTTCTTTGTGGCAATCTGAGATTCTGCTAGTGCGGTGACAACGCTCTCTAGTTTTTCAACACGAGCAATGAGGACAGGAATCTCACGCACTTGATTGTGTGCGTCTTGTAGCCCTGTGACGGTATGAACTACGAACAGTAGAGCTAGGCCGGCACCTAGGCCGATAAAAACTTGCTTAAGTTGTTTGAGTGTTAGTTGCATGGGCTCACCTTTGGCAGTTGGCAGCACCGACAGAACTAATGCATAGTTGCTCTACTAATACTCTGGCTTCTCTTGCAAGAGCCAAAGCATCACTAATACTCGTGTCGATAGCTTGGGATTGATGAACCAGAGCAAGCCTGAATTCTGTTTGTTGTTGGATGGGTGTGTATTGAGCTGCGTTCTGTGCAAGTGGTGTATAACCTAGCAGCACAGTTAACAGAAACGTCAGCACCATTCCTGTATGTTTGGATAGCATTTAAATTGTCTCCAATAGAAGCCCTGCCTACTGCGTGAGTAGGGCAAGGGCTATGGATTGTTAGCGGACGTCGTTAACAAAAATGCCAGCAGTGCCAGAGCGAGACTGAGCATTATTAACGCCAGTCTTGGCAGCCTCTTTGACTTGTTGCTGAATCAATGGCCCTACTTCTTTCATCAGGTCAGCGGCATTAGTTGCTGTAGATGTGATATTGAAGCTCATATCTCCAAGCTTAATGTCGTTGTTAACTGTTGTGACAGAAGGGGCAGCAGGAGCAGTAGTAGCTGGGCTAGCTGGCATAACACCTACAGGCGGCATGGTCGCATTCTGCATACGCTCAAAGGTTTTACTCTCATGGAGCTTCAATAGTCCGCCCATGATTGGGCTGTTAGCCATTTGAGAAAGCACCACGTTATCATTAGCAACTGGAGCCATAACAGAAGGCTTGAGTCCACTACCATCCACTAGACGGTTAGGGTGTGCTTCGTTATATGCGTTATTAGCCTTCTCAGCTTGCGTTACATATCCCATTTTGCCAGCGATGTAGTTGATGCCATCGGCAAGGAGGTTAATAGCTCCTGTGAGCGTCGTTAGAGCGATTTGAAGCCCCATAGATGCCAACGTAGCAGCTACACCAGCAATGAGCCCAATCAACGCTTTGATAGGTTCTAGGGCTGTATTGAGTCTAACCATTGCATCCCACAAACCACCAACTTTCTCAATCCATTTATCAATACCAATGGAGCGGAAAGTTTCTTGGAAGCCATCAGTGAATACCTTGATTCCATCGGTCACAGACTTCATAGCAGCTTCTAGCTTAACGCCAGCACCGTCTACACCATTCAACCAGCCTTCAATAGCTGGAATGAGCCTTTCAATACCACGGAGCAAATCAGTAGAAGCTTCAATGCCCTTCGTACCAAAGCCAGCGAGTTTGTCAGCGAGTGGACCCAACTTAGAGATAAGATCAATCTGAGCTTTGCTGTTTTCAGCAAGAGCTTTACCCATTGCACCGTTATCGGATGTATAGGCATTAGCCAGCACTTGGCTACTTACGTTTGCACGACGGTTAGTTTGGGATTCAGCATTGCTCTTAGCAACATCAAGACGACCACCTTTGTTAGCGTCTCGTTCCATGATTTGGGTCATTGCTTCCCAGAACTTGACGTTCGCTTCACCTTTGACGCCTTTAGTGATAGCCGCTTCAAGAGCTGCCATTGCAGCCGTTCCAGTGAGTTTACCGCCTGTGGACTTCTGATAGGCTTCAGCAGCGATTGCACCAGAACCCGGCAAGTGTTCTGCGAGTTGTTGTCTAAGTTCTTCTTGAGACAGTTTGCCTTTACTCAAGGATTGAGACATTGCCTTCGTAACGCCTTTGAGAGCGTCATTAGAAATGCCTGTACCTTTGGCGTAAGATAGCAAGCCGTGCATCATGGTTTCAGAGCGCTTTTCATCCAGACCAACACCACGCATAGTGGTTACGTTCTTCGCATAGTCCAAACCCAGATCAGAAGCGTTCAAACCGAGTTCATCGGCAACGCCTAGGAATCTGAAGTTGGCCTGTTTGCCCTTTGCTTGAACCTGTTCTTTGCTGTTCTTGCCATCGTCGTAGATAGCAGCGAAGTTACCGATCCGGGCTTGCTGTGTCTGACCAGCGGTTACAGCAGCATCAACGAATGTCTTCATTGCGAATGCAGCAGCAGCCATAGCCGCCGTGAGAGCCATCGCACCACCAGCAGCAGCACTCACGGCACCAGCAAACCCACCAAGAGCTGGCATCTGGAAACCGTGAGCCTTGGCGCCAGCCAGGCCACCAAGACCACCAGACATTGCACGCTTCGTTTGAGCCGCGTTCATTGCCTGATTTACACGCATGGAGCTGAGCTGTGTTTGATGCGTAGCCTTCTGTAGCCGTTGCTGTTGTGTCAGATGTTGCGTGTTAGCGCTCTGATTGCGTAGTTGCTGGTGACTCATTTTCAGAGCGTGCATTGAAGACGCCTGTTGAGTCTTTGCGTTCTGTGCGGCTACCTTGGATTGTGTCAGGCCGAGTTTAGCGGCTTGTTGGTTGGCTGCCAGATTGAACTTTGCAGCGGCTTGCTGTGCCTTCTGCATCTTGGCAGCAATACCTTGCATAGATTTCAGTTGTGCAGTTTGGGAAGCCATTGCTGGCTTAACATTCAAAGCCTTTTGCAACTGATTGCCCATTGCATTGATCTTGCCGGTGAGGGCTTTCATGCGACGTTCAAAAGCATTGATGCCAGTGAAGTCAACTTTGAAACCTAGCTCACCAAAGAACTTGCCGATAGATTCATTACTCATGGTTGATTACTCGCTGTCTTTCGGGACTTGAGAACCGCCGAAAGTTCTTTTAGTTGGGAGAGTGACGTGGGTTTCAACTGCTTTGATTAGAGCCTTGCCCATTGGGCGGCCATGCTTGCCTTCATAGGCTGTAGCACAGTCAAACCTTTCACTTGTATTCAGGTATTGTTTAGCAGCGGCTACAGAAGCAGCGTCACCACCGATAGCAAACGCTAAGCCCTTGTCTGTCAGAATCCAGAAGTATCTGAATCGACCAAGGTTGCGAGTCTTGCTATTGATTGTGTTACGAATGTCTTGAATCAGCTTACTGATTGGGCAACTACCAATAAGGTAGCCAATGTAGTAGCTGGTGCGATTGCCTAGAATGCTTTGAGCATAGGCTAGCGTCTTTGGATTGATATCCATTAAGGTGACTCCTAGAATATTGGGATATGAGAGAGGGGCTGTAACTGCGTTACAAAGGATTATTCAGAAATGAGAGAGCGAATAATGTCTGTGTAAACAGATTCCATTCGCTCTAGCACTTGGTCGAAAGCTTCAGCTTGGTTTGAAAGAAGGATTTCAAGCTCAAAGATTCGAGCCTGCATTACACGGCGGTCTTCGTTATAAGTTTTGGTGTAGTAGGAAAGGCTCATATCTTGGAACGTATTGTGATAAGGCTCAGATTCGTAGGCAATTGTCATTGCCATTTAGATTCTTTACGGTATTGCTCAACTTCTCTATCTTTGCGACGCTTGCGTTGACGTGGTGCAAACTCTTCTTCTGGTGTGTAATCCCAATTAGATACTTCAATTACTGTAAGAGGATTGACCGGAATGTCTTCAATGATTTGTTTCAGTTCGGGAGCTGGTGCTTGTGTTGGTTCTTGCATCTTTTTCTTCAAGGTGAGGACTGGCTTAGCCATTACTTCTTTCCATATTTTGCTTTAAGGATTTGTGTTGTTAGATCGAAACTATCAGGGATATTCATTTGTATAACTCCTAGTTATTCGAGAAAGCCTAGAGATTTCAATAGAGCTTCAGAGGCTGGAAGGTCAGACATGTCAATTGTCATGCCCGGATGTTTAACGCGGCATTCGATATAAGCAGCGTCTGCCAGTTGTTGGCGTTGGCGTAAAATGTCATTGATCTTCTCTACACTTCCCTCACCGTTCTCAGGAACGTACACACCGACCAAACGGCATAGTTCCTCACGGGTTAGTTTGGATACGACAGAGTTATGAACGGCTGTGTCTAACACTCGTGCTGTCTGTCCATCGTTAGTTTCTTCAAGGTAGCAAGTGACCAATGCACGAACGATAGAAGCGAATTCTGTTCGCTCTTGAATGGCCACGCCGTCCATATGTTTATTGAAGACGGCTAGAACGTCGTAATACATGTCTTGGAGATTGATAACCGATTGAGTGCGAGTAGTGTCTTTGCGGTAGTTCAATGTCACAGGTTGGCGGTTCTGATAGCGTGCCATTCGCTGAGTGTGGATACTCATGTTAGTTCCTTGTATTGAATAGGGTGTTGCGGGCTCCTGAGAGCCCATATTAGAGGGTTTAAGCGATAGGGCCGGCGGATGTACCACTTCCCGGTGTAACGCCTGTATGACGGTGCGTAGAGAACGCAATACCGTTGAATGTCGCTTCGCCTGTAAGGTCGTAGTTGCCAGTCTGGGAGTAATCACCAAGCCATGTAGTGGTTGGGACTTCGATAGACATAGACGCGGCTTTGATAGCAATAGCGTTGGTTGCGGTCAGGTTGATGTCTTTGGCGTTTACATTCACTTTGAACTCAGTGTTCATTGTGATATCGCCAGATTCAGCAATTCGAATCTCAGCTTCGTTGCCGCCGATGTTGGCAACAATCACAACGTCTTTCGTATTGTGTGACCACTTACGACTAGACGGCTTGTTAGCACTGTTACCGAAAGTGAATAGGCCGGGAATCGCAATAGCATCTTGCATGTCGTGCTTGCGATAGTCGTTTGGCTGCGTAGGACGTCCGTTACCAAGTTTGAAGTTGTCCATAGAGCGTTGGGCAAAGATCAACATTACTGTGTCTCCAACCTCAACAGGGAAGCTTACGAGAGCTTTACGGCTACCCGGCATGATAAGTGGAACGCTTAGAATTTCTGGAAACTCTTCAACTTCACCATCAGAATACAGTTCATTGATGGCGGGTTGCACGTTAACGCTCATACTATCCAAGTTAACGCCTGTGATAACAGCAGGCATAGATGTAAACATCCGTGCTTGCTTCTGATCGATCATACTATTTAGTGTGTCTTCACTAGATTGGGCTCGCATTAGACTAGTTCCTCTGCATTGACTTCAGAACAGAAGCACTCGACTTGCCATGTTTCCCCACGATACGCACCCGAGAAATGGGATGTGTTAACGCGGAAGAAACCACTAATGTCTGGGTCTTCTAGTTTGACGATTGAGCCGGGAACAAGAGCGGTATTCAAAAGAGCTTCAAACTTGACGCCGCGTTTACGAGTCTTATCTTTTGGTAGCTTCTTTCCTTCGGCGGAGGTGTAGTAAGGAACATTGATTAGTCCAGTGTCCTCATTCAACACCGTAGCATTAACTGTAGATTTACTGGATGGCTGATTCTTACCGGTGATATTTAGGACGTTGCCTGTAATGTTCCATTCAAGGTCATTAGCCTTGCAAAGACGGATGAGCTGTTCTTTCGGTGTTCCGTGTAGAGACATTCCAGAGACAACAGGCTTCTTCAATCCATCGCCCCTGTATGTGCCTTTGGTAATAGCTCCACCCATTGCTTCACGGACAACATCAATGCAGTCTTCGATAGTCTTGCCAGCAGACACTAACGCCTTCACTTTTCTGTGGTTAAGGGCGCTGTAGGCTTCACCTACTTTGATTGTTGTAATCCAGTCAGGGCCAGATTTCTCATGGGACATTTCAACTACATTACCTTGCACCATGAGCTGAGCCCCGGTGTCTTTGTAGCCAACGCTTAAGGTTAGTTCTGTGAAGTCTCCATCAATAAGCTTGCGTTGATCCCTAGAGAGGTTGAACACAGAGATTTCAGCACTGTTTGTTGTACGACTGTTGTCAGAGTCTTTAGCGAAAGAGAAGGCAATGTTGAGGCCACGAGTGAAAGACTGCGACTCTTCGTCCCATCCATCGCTCTTAAGCTGAATCCCATCCCCTGTCTTATAGTTTCCAATTGTCAGGACATATGCACGTTCATAAAGCATCATGGCGTGGATGCTCCGCTTTGAGCACCCTGAGAGTTCACACGTTGCGATGCAGACTGGGAGGCGTAATCGGTAGGGTTGGTGTCCGGTTTATCACTAGCGACGGCGGCACGCTTAGAAGCGTCTGTTTGTTGACGTCCTTTGTTAGATGTCTGATTCTTAATTCGGACTTTAATAGCTCTGACTTCTGCGAAAGTGATTTGCTCAATCTCCATGAGCGGGAATACACCTTCACCTGTGTCAGCATCTTCATTGAAAGATAATGCAGTGAAAATACAATTCACCCAGCTCTTACGGATATAGCTGTCATTAAAATCTACAAGCGTAAATACTTCCTTCTGTTCTTGCATTGCCACCATTTGCATCTTAATGGCTTGAGCAGACCTTACTTTAGGCTGTTCAGTTACAACAACTTCAGGAATGCTGGTGGATGCGAATTGAGAAATAGATTCAGGCAGGAAGCTCTTGAATGTGTTCTTGCTGCTGTTGATCGACACAGGGCTACTAACTGGCGTGTTATTCACGTACTGCTTTTTGGTAGTAACAGATTGCCAGCCTTCGTATTCTTCTGTAGTTGCGGATAGCTGTGGACGGTCAAGGTTAAAGTCAGCATCAGATAGAACAGCTTTCAGAGAGAAGCGTGGGTTTTCAATAACGTAATGGTCTGTGACGAATGCCCCAGAACCCAGAGGGTGCTTGCTGGTTTGACCTTGGTATTGTTCACCAAAACCTTCAACTGCGTCGAACCATAGAATATCCCCGTTAAAACGGCGGATTGCGATAGTCATTTAAATTTTCCTTGTATGAGAGGGGAGGGTTGTAGCGGGATTACTCAGTTGCTTTCTTCTGGCGATATGCTCTCAATCTGCAAGAGCCAGAACACCAGAGGGTTTGTGTAGAGAATGTGTTGAATGTGCGTGAGCAGTATTTGCACTCACAAACACGGGCACGAGTGCGGCGAACAGGCATGGTAAAGACTCCTTTGAATTATCAGGATATGTAATGTGTGCAGGGATTAAACGTTGTGTACAGGTAGGCGAAACGAATATGAAAAAGGGCCGTCGTATACTGGCCCTTAGTATAAATTTCTAGCGATGTAGGATATGTAGCTAAGAGGATGAATCTAGTTCATCAACCCTTGAATGGAGCCCGCTGTTGTGTTTGCGTCACAGACAGACGGGCAGTGTTCCATAAAGCAGTATATGGAATTCTTTAAATGAGGGAGCCAATCTATAAACCCGACTGGTAGGGCACTTAGGAGGGTAAAGCAATGTCTCAGTGTGTACTAGAAAGTTTCTTCTCTACTACAAGTTATTGTCTCATGCACATGCACTTCTGTCAATGAATATATGCTGTTTGTCAATACTAAGTGTGTAACTAATTTAGGTGATTTAGTCAGTGAATACAGGAGGTGTAGAGTTGTTTCATGAGTGTAAGATGTAAGCTCTTGTGAAAGCATGTGAGTCGCTGTAAGTCATAAGGTAGGTCAGTGTATAGGAGAGAGCATAGAAGCTCTTAGAGGCAGCTATAGAGGCTCCTGTGGGATGTGCTTACATGAACGCAGCTATTCAGAACACTCAAAACACTCAGGTTTCGCAGAACACTATGACCTCGCTGGAAATCGTTGACATGATCAACAAGGAGCGCATGCAAATTGAACTGAATGGTGGTAAGAAATTTGTAGGACTTCGCCATGATAATTTCATGTCGAAAGTGGTGTCTGTGCTCGGTGAAGAAGGAGCCCTAAAATTTAAGGCGTCCTACTTGACCCCACAGAATAAGGAGGTTGCCATGTACAGCTTCCCAAAACGTGAAGCTACTCTAATGGCGATGTCCTACTCTCCAGCAATCTCTGCTGCTGTATACGACAAGATGACTGCTCTGGAAGAGGTTGTTGCTTCGCAAGCTGTAGCAGCTCTGCCAAACTTCA